AAGTGGAGGCAGGCCATGAGCGGGCAGCAACCCATAGCGCCTACATCTCTGAAACGGCAAAAGACGCCCGCTCGTCCTGGGACAACACGGCAACCGTTACTGCGCCTTGCTGCAAAGAAGCGAGCAAGACCGCTCCCGTCAATGGAGGCGATGATGGACAGGCCATTGCATCACAAGGTGGGATATGTGGTCAGGCGATGGTTCAGGCGCAAGAAGCAACATTTGAGAGCATTGTTTTCACTGAGAGGGTAACGAGAGAGAGGAAAACGTATGTCGTCAGAATTAATCAATCAGTATGTCAATCATTATCAAGGTGAGAAGTACCCAGGTCTGCCACGCTTGGATTACATGCGTCGGTATCTAGACGGGCTGGTGTCGATCCTAGAGGGGTATCTCATGACCTTCTCGACGATCCTCATCACCATAGGTATAAGCTTCTCAATGTATGATTTCTTAAGCGGTGGGACTGCTCTCAACGATCCGAACGTTTTCAAAGTTTGGGCGATTGTTCAGACGGTTGCCATAGATGCGCAATTCGTGAATATGTGGTACCGCCTGAAAGTCTCATTACGTGAGGAGAAACGTTGGCAGGCAGGAGGGTATCTGGTGTTGGGTGTCACGCTGGCATTTGTGACGTTCGGAGCCTCTGTTATTCCCGCGCTACAGAAGTCGTTAGGACTCAATTTCGACGCGGCAATTTTGCAGGCTGGACTCAACCCAACCGCAATGATTTGGGCACGTTCTTTTGTCGCTATTCTGCTAGCTATTATTGGAGCATTCCAGCGTACCGTGATCGTGTTCGATAAGTCCGGTCAGATTAAAAATACCGAACAGAAATCGAACACTGCAACACCCGTGAAGACTAGCGTAAAACAGCCTGGGTTTTTTGCCAGAAAGTACACCCAAATCACGGCGCTTCTCGCAAAGAAATCGAACAGGTCACAAGATCCTAATGAGGTCGTAACCGATGGCGGTGAACCCGCTCTGCAAGTGCAACTAGTAGAGGTACAACCGGAAGTAAAAACGGAACCGCTCACATCTGCTAGCAAAGAGACTAAGCAGCAGAAACCGGAAGCAACGCCGGTAGTCGGGAGCATCATAACACCACCACAAAGAGAGGAGCCGATAACCGACCCTGAGCTAGACACTGCGAACGTGACGACCTTCCCCGTGAGTGGGAGCACAAAGGGGCCAAAAACTACCGTCAAACTGAGTGATATTCCGGTAGCTATCGACATCAACAGCCGCCGTAAACCGCTCACCACTTCGGAAGCAATGACGATCCTGGGAGTGTCTGAAAAGACGGTACGGGAGTGGAAGAAGTCAGGGAAGTTAGTAGCATCTGCCGACGGTAAAATGATTACCGCCTCTTCCGTACGTAGGATGATAGAGAGCAGGCAGGAAAGAGTGTCATGAAAAAAGCTGAATTGGAAGAGCAGCTTGAACAGCAGCGCGCGGTTATCATAAAACAGCGCCAACAGATCGACGCGCTTTCGAACCGCTGGCAAGCAGAGCAAGAGCACTGGCAACACGTCTGCGACGAACACAATGCGATACTGCACATGCTTGATGATCTCTTTTCGTTCAAGGTCGGTGCAACGGAGTTCGACGGTGATACGCCGCTGTGGGATATCACCGACCTCACAACCGGAGAGCGTCTGGTCTCGCAGCAACGGGATAGTGCAGAGGCGTATAGGCTAGCGATCTCGAAGAGGGTCAGCTACCCTCCCATAGAATGAGAGGGCTTGTATCTCTTCTCACTCTTGCCAGTGGATCAGAGAAGGATACATTAATCAGAAGCGAACTCCTGACCGTTGGGCCGGCTGACATCAGGGAGCTACCCTTGCCGTCCGTAGACGGGGCGACCCATACACCAGGCGAAGCGCAAGCTCTCGACGCCAGAACCGTTACCAATCCTTATAGCGAGGTGTACATGAGCCACAGTGGAGTGACCAGAGGCCCTCCGCGAGCGGAGCGCACGTTGTCCATCACTGTCGCTTCCTACTTATTCTTCTCAACGTGGGGAAAAGCGGAAGGAGAGCATCTGCGGATGCCCTTTCATTCCTCCCCTGCTTTGAAAGCAGGGGTCCCCAGAAAGGAAACATCTATGGAAGCGAAACCGTAGTGCGTCAATTGAGCAACACAATACAAACGAGAAAGGGAAAGATCATGGCGTGGCTCAGCAACAACGAGGAAGTGAGAACGATTGTCGTCCCTGACGATTGGAGTATGCCCTACGACCAGGAGAGCGGACACTTGTTCAACCCGTCCGAGGTGGAAGATCTTGTTGAGAATGGGCAGGTGCTTAATGCAGATGGCACCACTATGACGGTAGAGCAGTTTCAGCAGCAGTGCTATGGGCAAGACTAGCACACGACAGCAGAAAGGATACACATCATGGCATGGTTCAACAGGACAAACAACACTGGTCCAGAGTTACCAACATTCACAGAAGAAGACGAACTTGTAGGGAAGCAGGCAACAGATAGCGAAGGGACGCCTGGTACCATCACAGCGGTGTACCTCAATCCTGATGGTACGAAATCTGTAGATCTCACGGTCAAAGGCGGCATCACAGGCCATGTCACCTATGGCGGTCTAGATTCTGAAGAGTACACATTGAAATAGCCCACCATCACCTCCCTCACACGGCACTGGTTGCGATCTCGTCACCGCGCCGTCTTGCATCCATGACGCCTGCATGCTATAGTTAGCGTAAGCTATCTACGGGTGTGGGATAGCGAGGGGTCTACTCAGGAATGCAACGACATGACTCTGGGGGATGATACGAAGAAGATGTTAGCGGTGAGGTTTCCGAACTCTTGTCATCTCTTGCCTGAATTTGAAGAAGTGTGCGCAGACATCAAGCACAACAATCGGGGAAAGTCCCACGTCGAGTTTAATGCACAAGGACTCGACATTCATGGACGGATCATTGTCAAGTTCTTTGATATCCTGAAGCGCCGCTTCTGTCATAAAGAGGACGATGGTGAGGACTGTAAACGCATCAGCTAACACGCCTGTTTCGCGTAACGGGAGCGCGCCCCATTGAGGTGGGGAAGAACGGTTCGATTCCGTAGCAGGTACACCTTCAACAATTGAATACTGAACTGCGTGACAGAACTGTTTAAAAGTAACGACGCCTTTGACTTACGAGAGTAGGTTGAGGGCGTCTTTTGTTTGTTAAGGGGGAACGATGCATCCAGATGATGTGAAAGACTCAGAGATACCAGTAGTTGAGCACGGGATCACCGTATTGGGGAACTCTATTGGTACCATTATCGATCATGCGCAGATCATGGCGAAAGAGATTGCACGCGGTCCTGGCGGTCGTGAGGTAGCACTCGCTATCACTAACCTGCAACAAGCGAGACATTGGGTTGCTGACGCGCTCAGAGAGATTGAGCATCCTTTACCGGAAAAGTAAGGCACCATGAAAGACTACGAGAAGCGCGTGATCGTGCAGTACTTCCAGCAGTCTCACGCACTGCTCAGGGAGATACAGCATCACACGGAGGCGCATCCTGACGAGCCACTCACAGGAGAGCTGGCAGAGCGTGTACAACGGCTCACGAGCGACTACGCGGTGTGGGTGTCCGACATGTGCGCGGTGGTCGGTCTCGACCTGGGACGTGTCGATTGGAGCAAGCCACCGTACTTGTTGCCGGTGTCGTAGTCGTTATGGAGAGGGAGCAAGCGAGCAGTAGACTACCTCGTCTCGTTCCCCTCTCCTTGCTCAGGTGACGCGCGTCGGGCCTGGGTTCTCATGTGAGGCAATATGACAGCACAGTGGCCGCAATGGAGTTACAAACCGAATAGGCAGCTACCGCGACACACGGCGTTGGTGCTGGTGTTGGTCGTGCCGGTTGTGATTGCGGGCGTCGTTGCGTTGGGCGAATTGTTGAGGATATGGCCGTGAGTGAACAGCGAATACAGGATCTCAAAGAGAATAGAGTCATTCCTCTCGCCGCCTTATATCCTCATAATAGAAATTACAAAAGTCATCCACCTGAGCAAATACGCAAAATCAAGGCGAGTCTTGAGCGATGGGGTCAAGTTCGGAGCATTGTCATCAAAGACGATGGCAACGGCTCATATACCATCGTTGCCGGTCATGGTGTGGTAGAAGCGGCACAACAACTCAAGATGAGCGACCTGCGTGCCGATGTTTTCCCTCAATGGGTTCCTGATGAAGAAATACTCGGGTATCTTGTGGCTGATAACGAGCTCGGCAATGACGCTGTAGATGATACGGAACTTTTAGCAAGCCTCCTGCAAGAGCAACAAGATGCGGGGTACGATCTGGCATCAATGGGTAGTGATGAGGAGACGTTGCGGCAGATGTTGGAGAGCCTGGGTGATGAGTATGTGGGGGATGGTGAAACGCAAGAGGAGGAGGAAAGTGGAAGTCTCTTATCTTTACTGGACATCACTATAGCCGATCCTCGCCATGTGGTGTCGTCTGGCGACATCTGGAAGATGGGCAAACATACTCTCGTCATTGCCCATGTCTTCAAGGACTGGCATATCTGGACGCAGTACCTCAAAGATGAGTCGTGTTTATTCCTTCCGTTTCCTGGCCCGATGGTGGCACTTTCCGATAAGGCAGAGGAGTATACCCTCGTGCTCGTCCAACCTGACGCCTATATCGGCGGGCATGTGCTAGACCGCTACGCCGATATTCACGGTGAGAAGAGTGTTAAGAAGATTGAGCATGTGCAAGTAAGTGTGTTGCGGGAGGATGAAGCAGAGGTAGAGGAGGATATGGAGAATGAGTAGCGTCATCCGTACCGGTGGAGGCACCTTTGACCCACACGAGGAAAACGTATACTTTATCGCTTCGGGCGATGAACAATTAGCTATCGCTGAAGAGGTGCATCATCATCTTCTTATCGCAGTAAATGAAATTGAAAGCAGCGAGTCTTTAGCGTGTTTAGATAGATGGACGAAAGACAATAGGAAACGCATTTTCCTTGACTCTGGCGTGTTTAACTTGTCTATGTCCTATGCGCGCAACCACAATGTTTCTATGGATACCGCCTTATCTCTAGATCCTACTGAAATTGATGGCTTTGATAAACTATGGGAGCAATACGTATCACTTGTTCTCAAGTATGGCGATAAATTGTGGGGGTATATCGAGATTGACCAGGGCGGGCGTGAGAATAAGATTAAGACTCGCGCCAGGCTCGAAGCGTTGGGATTGCGTCCTACTCCCGTATATCACCCCCTTAATGATGGATGGGACTACTTTGATTACCTGGCAGAGCGATATGATCGTATTTGCTTTGGAAATATTGTTAAGGCGAATGCATCTACCCGTCAACGCCTTATCGCAACTGCTTGGGAACGGCACCGTAAATACCCAAATTTGTGGATACACTTTCTTGGCTTAACTCCTAATCAGTGGCTCAATGCTATGCCACTGAACAGCGGAGACTCTTCATCATGGCTTCACCCTATTCGTTGGACAGTCTATCCATCATCGTGCGATGGTCAACAATTTAGCGAGATGGGAAGAGGATATCGCTATCTACTTCAGAAGGATGGTGGTGAGACTCATGCTGAAAACGGCTCAGCCAAGGCTATTAAACTGTGTGGCTACAAATCTCGTATGGATATGCTTACTTGGAGACGGCATATGAACGATCTGATCTCACTCGGTTTTGAGAAATATCCCGCGCCGCAATGTGAGGTGACACATGGGTAGAATGCTTGCAGTTGTGCGCTTCACGCGTGAGGGCTGGCACTCGTGGCCCGACGCGCCAGAGTCACGCGCTTACCTTGCCTCACTGCATCGACACCTGTTTCATGTGGAGGTGCAACTAGAAGTGTTTCATGCTGAGAGGGAAGTTGAGTATCACGATCTCCTTGATTTCTGCAAAGAGCATTTCCATGGTGGAGATAGGGGTGGAGTCTCCTGTGAGACAATGGCGAAAGGGTTAGCACAAAGAATTACCGCTCGGTTTCCAGAGCGGTGGGGGCAGGTGTCGGTATTTGAGGATAACGAGGTGGGAGCTGTTTACTCCTGGGAGGTACAGAGATAATGGTGGGTAGTGGCAGACGTAACGACAAGTCGGTCTCCATTGGTCAGCGCGTAGACATGACCAAGCTCGTTCTGCTCGTAGTCCTCTACCATGTCAGTATACCCAAGTGTTTCAATCAGATTGTCAGCCTGTTCAATAGTGGTGTTCATGTTGTTTTTCTCTCCTGTATAATAAAACATTCATTTGATGACTCTAGTATCACCTATCTCGCGCAATATGACAAGCGGCTTTACTGGCATATTCTTCCCATTTTTCGAGGGAGTACTTATGTACACAATTAGCAAGCAGTTCGCGTTTAGCGCATCGCACGCGTTACTTCATCTTCCAGATGGACACGTATGCAAGAGACTGCATGGTCATAACTACATGGTGGAATTGCTCTTGCGCCGCCCTGCGCTGGATGGGAGCGGCTTTGTGGTGGACTACAATGACATGAAACCCTTTGGGCTGTACCTTGACGAGCACCTTGACCACCAACATCTGAACGACGTGCTTCCAGACATGCCTCCCACGGCTGAGAACATTGCGAAACATTTGTACGGGATTGCCTGGGAGATGTTTCACGATGTCGCTATCACGGTACGGGTGAGCGAGACGCCAAAGACTTGCGCAGAGTACACACAATGAGCAAACTTACCATCTCAGAGTGCTTTGGGCCAACGGTGCAGGGTGAAGGTGCCTTGATCGGGAAGCCCACCGTCTTTGTACGTACTGGCGGGTGCGAGTATCGCTGTTCCTGGTGTGATACCCTCTATGCCGTCCTCCCTGAATATAAAGACGAGTGGCGGCAGATGAGTACCCAGGAGGTGTTTACTGAAATACAACGCTTATCGCCAAAGCCTATTCTCGTGACGCTCTCAGGTGGCAATCCAGCGATACAACCACTCGGAGACTTGATCGACCTGGGACATCAGCACGGGTACACCTTCTGCATGGAGACGCAGGGAAGTATAGCACGGTCCTACATGCGGCGGCTGGATTATCTCACGTTATCGCCTAAGCCACCATCTAGCGGGATGAAAACACGGTGGGAGCGATTAGATGGATGCTTCGAGACAGAGGCAAGTGTATTTCTCAAGGTGGTGGTATTCGATGACGCCGATTATGCCTATGCTCAACATATTCATGAACGGTATCCAACAACGCCAATGTACTTACAACCTGGGAATGCTACACCTCCACATGTGGGAGCATTCGATATCGAAGGGGTACTCAGTAAGACTCGTTGGCTCATTGAGAAGGTGACACAGGATCAGTGGAATGAGGTCACGGTGTTACCACAACTCCACACTCTTTTGTGGCAAAACCAGAGGGGGATGTAAAGGTGTCTGAGGTAAATTATCAAGCGTTGCTTACAATAGGGCGTGAACTGCTACAAGCCATAGGGGAAGACCCTGAGCGAGAGGGGATCAAGGACACGCCACGTCGTTTTGCAGATTGGTGGAAAGAGTTCATTGACTACCAACCTGGAAGTCTTGATACGTGTTTCGAGAGCATCACGACCGACCAAATGGTGACGGTATCAGGTATGCGGGTGTGGAGCCTCTGTGAGCATCATCTCCTCCCATTCTGGTGTGATGTCTCTATTGGGTATATCGCAGGTGAACAGGTTTTAGGATTATCGAAGTTTGCGCGGATCGCTCACAAGTATGCTCATACCTTGCAACTCCAAGAGCGATTATGTCACCAGATCGCCGATGAGATTACACGGATTGTCGGCACTGAGGATGTGGCGGTGTTAGCGCGTGGGCGACACCTGTGTATGGAGATGCGCGGTGTGAGGACACCTGGACTTATGTCCTCGTCCGTGATGCGTGGTTTGTTTCGTGATAAGAACGAGGCCCGTATGGAGTTTTTGCAGTTGGTGAAGGAGTCAAGACATGACTGATACCCGCAAACCATCCTTACAAAAAAACACGAGTAGCCATGTCCGTACCAGCGCCCGCCGCCCTGGTCATCGTCTCACCGAAGAGCAGACGCACGAGGCACAAGAGAAGTTCCTCAAAGCTTTTGCCTCCAACGGTAATGTACGTGTCGCGTGTACCGCCGCTGGCATTGACCGCTCAACCGTTCACGCCTGGACTGAGCATGACGAACAGTTCTCGATGGAGTACAACCTTGCTAAAGAGGATGTCAACGATGCGATCCGTGCTGAGATCTATAGACGCGGCATGTTTGGAGAGGAACGCTTTGTCGTCGCTCAGGGGAGGATTGTCAACGGGCCTGATGGGAAGCCGCTCACGTACCGGGAGAAGTCGGATACGCTACTCATCTTCCATGCAAAGAGTCGCATGCCTGAGTATCGAGATAAGCAACAGGTAGAGCATTCGGGAAGCATTGATGTTTCTGGCGCGGCTGAATCACTCTTTCAGAAGGTGGCGATGGGTATGTCTCAAGAGTCGGAGGCACCCAAAGATGGGTAGTGCCGTTTCTCGCGTCCCCATGACCGATGAATACTTCCAGCGATGCCGGTGGTTTGCCCATCAGCCACGCGAGAAGAAACTGGAAATCATCAAGACGCTCAGCGACGAAGAAGCACTTATTTTCAAATATACGTGGGAAGCATGGGCGCGTGACAAGCAATTGGCACAGATAGAGGCTCCTGGGTATCGTTGGAGGAACTGGATTCACCTTGCGGGCCGTGGGAATGGGAAGACGCGAACGGGTGCGGAATGGATACGACAGCAGGCAGAGAGTAACAAGATTGAACGTATGATCCTCGTTGCTCGCACCGCCGCCGATGTGCGAGATACGATGGTCGAGGGAGAGAGCGGCATCCTTGCCATTAGTCCCCCCTGGTTCGCGCCTAAGTATGAGCCATCAAAACGGCGGCTTACGTGGCCTAATGGGAGTATGGCGATCACTTTTAGCGCAGATGAACCTGATGCGCTCCGTGGGCCTCAGTGCGCGAGGGCATGGGCAGATGAACGCGCATCTTGGCAGTATGACCAGGCGTGGGATAACCTCATGATGGGTATGCGTTTAGGCGAAGATCCTCAGTGTATCGTGACGACGACACCGCGCCCGACAAAGGCCATCATTGAACTGAAGAAGGCGAAAACCTCTAAGGTTACGGTAGGCGTGACCTATGAGAATAGAGATAACCTTGCACCGTCATTTCTCACCGAGATATTACGCAAGTACGAGAATACTCGCCTGGGCAGACAGGAGATCTATGCTGAAATCCTCGAGGATATCGAAGGGGCGCTCTGGAACTATGCCATGTTGGAGCGGAACCGCGTGGTCAAAGCTCCTGAATTGGTGCGTGTCGTGGTGGGCGTCGATCCGTCTGTGACCAATAATGAAGACTCTGACGAGACGGGTATCATCGTAACGGGCCTGGGTGTTGATGGACATGCCTATGTGTTGGCAGATTACACTATCAAAGGCTCCCCGCTAGAATGGGCAACCGCCGTTGTGACTGCCTATCACCTGTTCCATGCTGATCGCGTCGTAGCTGAAGTGAACAATGGTGGAGATCTCGTAGAGCAGAATGTGAAGCTTGTTGATGAGAATATTTCCTACAAGGCGGTTCATGCTTCACGCGGGAAGATTACCCGTGCTGAGCCGGTTGTGGCAATCTACGAGCAGGGGCGCGCTCACCATGTCGGCAACCTGGCAAAGCTGGAAGACGAGCAATGTACATGGCTGCAAGGAATGAAGTCACCTAATAGGCTGGATGCGTGTGTTTGGACAATAAACGAACTAGTGTTGAATAGCGGTACTATCCCTCTTGTTATTTCTACAGGCGGCACACCCAATCCACTCCCACCATTCAACACGGTAGAAGACGAAGAAGAGAATGCCCGCTTGCAGGCAGAGCAAGAGCGCCGCGCCAACATCGTCGGGGTGCTACAGAGACTTGGAGGACTGATATGAGTATGTGGGGACCTCTCCGCTTTTATAGAGAGAGTCGATCATACATGGCTGGATACTCGATCTGGTATTTCTGGCGTCACTTCCCAAAGGCATTTGTGAGGTTTTATGCGATGAGTGCGCGTGACTTGCTTCGCGCAAGAAGATCAGTCGAATGGATTGACGAGGAGTAGCCGATGAGCCGACACAAGAAACGCCGTGGGACACTCAAGCCCGTTCCCGTGATGGCACAGGATGCGTATCGTCAGCTCGTCGAAGCGGTGGAACGCGCGAACGCTACAACGCCCCCAGGCCGCAATGCTGACCTCTCAGAAGCGGGTCGCATCCTCTCAGCCAATCCCGCGCTCGTCACGATGCTGCAAGCCGTACAGGACCGTGAGTACGCCCGTCAAGATGCCCTTGCCCGTCTGGATGTGAAGGGCGCTCCCACAGGTGCATACCCACAGGCAGGGATGGCGGGATGGACAGGGACAAAGAACTACCCTCAAGGCGTCCCGAATGCTCGCCTCTTGCGTGATTGGGCGGATACGAATGAATGGACACGCGCCGCGATCAATGCCCGCCGTCAACAGGTTGAACGCGCTGACATCGCGGTCCTGCCCAACGATGAGAGCAAGCCCTATAACAAGCCGGTCATGAAGGCCATTCAGCAGCTCCTCGACCAGCCCAACGAACTACGCGATAGTTGGCGCTCGCTCATCGGGCCGGTCCTAGAGGATGTTCTGGTGTTAGATCGGGGCGTAATCTCGAAGAACATGACCGCCTCGCGTAAGCCGACCGCACTCTACTATGAGGACGGGAGTACGATCAAGATTTACCCTGAATGGTCAGGCAACCCAAAGGAGCCGCGCTATCTGTATGAGGAGCCAGGAAGCAACAACAAGAAACCGTTGCTCAATGATGAACTTATGGTCATCATGGCGAACAGCGCGTCCTACCGCTACGGTCTCTCACCCGTGCAGGTGCTTCGTCAAACGATCGTTGCCGACCTTGAGGCCATGCGGAGCGGAGCCGACCTCGTAGCGAACAAGCCGCCTCCCCATGCTCTACAGATGACCGGTGCCAGCGATACGCAGATACGCGGCTTTATCAATGCGTATGACAACGAGATTGCCGGGCGGAAGCAACTCTTTGCCTTTGGCGGTCCCCAGGAGGCACACCTCTTCAAACTGGTGTATTCCGCGAAAGATAACCAGTGGATGGAGTGGCAAGAGTACCTTGCGCGTAAGATCTGCGCCATATTCCAGATTAGCCCGCAACAAATCGGGTTGACCTTCGATATTAACAAGGCGACGGCTGGCACGCAACAGCAGATCTTTGAGGATACGGGACTGATCCCCTTG